AATATTGCCGCGATGAAAATTTAAATCAAACGCCTCTATAACATCAATTGCTTCTAAGTTAGTATTACTTTGATAATGGTCGGGATCTATTTTATTAGCCATGCGCTCCTAATTATATCTCATATTTGTAATAATTCAAATTCTTTGGATATTTTCTTTCGCGAAATTTAGCAGAACGTCTTTCGGCGTTAAAACCAATTCCTGTAACAATTTCTCTGAAGGTATCAACATTATAATATAAAAGATCTAAATTAATATCTTCTTCTTTCATATCATAAACGGAATCAAATGTTGATTTCGGTTTTTGTGTCAATCCATGAATACCTGCATAAGGGGTACCATCTAATGCTGACATCACTGGATTAGAAGTATCTATACTATGAATCCAGTCATATTTCCTATAATGCGCAAACTCTCTTGCCTGCCAGGTTCCCAATAAATGATGTCTGTATTCTTTCCTGATACATTCTCTATCCATTTTCTCAAGTAATTTAATTCTTTCATTTGCTTGAAGAGTTGGATCTTTGTCTTGCCAAGAATAAACAAAAGGAATGCCAATAATTGGCCAAAGCTGTCCTCCTCCAGCTTTTTCTTCACCATATTCAATAAATGCATTATAACATTCAATCATTTCATCTGGTGTAGATCCTTGAACAACCGGCATAGCATGGGTAGAAGTAATGGGATAATCATTAGCAAATTCAAGAGACCTTTCCAATGTTCTTTTTTTATCTCCAAGAACATCTGGTAAGACAACATAGTTTGGTTCTAATCTTTCATACCATTCATAAAGAATATCGTTATCTAATGATTCTCCTAATTCAAAACAACTATTATCAAGATAAGTAAATTCTCCGCAACCTGCAAATTCACAAACCATCTCTGCATAATCTTTATCTTCTAGAATTTTGTGAAGCAATACAAATTGATAATCGCTAATAAAATCTTGATGTTCATCTATTAAACATCTGGGAATTTCATGTGAAATATATGTCATGTTAACTCATTAAAGATCTACACCCAGCTAAAAATTCTCTACGACATTCGCCGTTTTCGAATTGGCCCGATGCTGAAAATGTAGCTGTTGAAGATCGAAGATCTTGTATGCCACGGGATTTGACACAAAAATGTAAACCATCAATTTGAACAGCAACATCTTCTGTTTCGGCAACAAGCGCAATCGTCGCGCGTATTTGTTCTGTTAGTCTTTCTTGAACTTGTGGTCTTTTAGAAAAGAATTGAACTATTCGATTTAATTTTGAAAGCCCCAAAACTACATCATTGGGAATATATGCTACAGACGCTACTCCATCAATAACAATAAAATGATGTTCACAATATGATTGAACATTAATATTTCTTTCAAGAACAAAAGAACCCCTATAATTCATTGAATTTTTAATTTTTGTACATTTTGGAAATCTGTCATAATCCATACCCCAAAAAACCTCATTAACATACATCTGAGCAACTCTTTTTGGTGTATCACATAATGAATCATCTTCAAGATCTAATCCTAGATTATCCATAATTTTTTCAAAATATCCTTGAATATTTTTAATAGATTTTTCAGAATTAAAATTTTCTCGCTTCATCGGAGTTTCTAATCCTAAAGAAATTAAATGCTCATTCACTTTTCGACCCAACTCTGGATCGCATTTTCTACGTACTTCCATTTTCTCCTTTGTTTAATTTATTGTTATATTATATAATATTATAAGTACAATGTCAAGAACTTTTCAACAATTGTTTATTTTTTTGGGGGGGTATTATGATAGGAATGTTTTTATTATTTTTTGCACTCGTCGAATGATATAATGTTACCGCGGGCATCAAGTTTAATTTTTTTAATACCAAATCGGGTTTCCATACTTTTCTTTTTTCGATCATCAGAGGCTATATGATCAAGGTCTTTCCAATAGTGATTCATCTGTGTGACTTTTTGTTTTGAAGTCATCAAACGTTCTAAAAAATTTTTAAAAGTTTTCATCAATCATGCTCCATATATTTAACGCCGTCTCGTTCTTCGAGGAGTGTTCTATTTTTCATATGTTCTGCTTCGAGTTCCTCTTTACTACCACCATAATAACCTACTGCGTAACCCGCTTCGCACATCCATTTGTTTAAATTGGTCCAACCTGAAAACTCGTGACCATCTTCGGTACAGTTGATCCAGAGTTCTCCGAGAATTCTTCCGAATTTACCTCTACTGTCTTTTTCTGGGCATCGACATTGAACTTCAATATCATTTCTGTCCGACATAATTGCCCAATGTAACCATGACTTAAGGGCGGCCGAGGAGAGTTTTCCATAAAACTTTTCTGCCAAATCACGAGTTCTTGATTCTGGCGTATCGATTCCCAACAAACGGATTCGTCCACAATACCTAACATCGAACCCCAAATCAATAACTGCATCAACAGTATCTCCATCTACAACTTTCTCTATTGCTGTTATGTGGTAAATAAATTCACACGGTTCTTCATTTTTATATTCTGCCATAATTTTCCTTTTCAAATTGTGTGGCTGACCGTGCTTCTGTTCCCAAGTGACGGCCACAACTCGGCTATAGTCTACGCAGCGAGTGCGTAAGAGTATGCAGTATAATCGTCATTGTTTGCGATTAGTTTGATGGACCGTTACGGTGGTACCTCTACCGAATACCTCTTTATCTTACTTCACAATCAATCGAAATCTATTTCAGCCCCATCAACGAAAGTCATATCCAATAAAAAGCGTGGCATAAGTAATACCTAATGCGAGCAATATAATTATTGAGAGCCACATTAATTTCTTTTCCATAACTTCCTTTGGTGGAGCTGATCGGAATCGCACCGATGTCTTAACTGCTATCTAGATATGTCAACGATATCATCTATATTTATTAACCCATGGAACTCTCGTAGAAATATCTCTTTTTTCAGATATTCCAGTTGACTGGCCCTTATTAAAAAGAACTATGGGATAATCCAATTCTTCGTAATTAGAAAAATGTGCTGAATAATAAAATTGATCCGGTATACGAATAGGGTCTAATTTTTTCATCCAAAGATATGTATCAAAGCCGCCATATTTTTCAATATCTTCAAATTCAAATTCTTCCCAAATTTTTAAACTTGTATTTGGTTTCCATCCTAATATTGAAGAATTATACGGAGTACATAATATATTTCTATTTCTTTGATCTTCGAAATTATCCATATGTTCCCTCCAGCGGGCCCATGGAGCACATAGATAATCTTGTTTTTCTACCCAGTCAAATAAACTATCTATATTACCTTTTATTACAACATCTAAATCAAATGCTAAAACAACATCTTCTGTAAACTGTTCTATTATTGGTGAATGATATAAAACTTTGGTCCACCATTTAGGAAGAATTAGTTCATCAAATACACGAAAATTTATATTATAAGTAGTATTTTTAAATACCATTTTTTCTAAACGTTGTATATCTTTTATAGTATATTTGTCTCCTACACATATGCATGCAACGGCTCTTCGTATGCAATTTATTGCCATTGGCCTATAACCATAAATCGTTTATAATTACCAAAATCTTTTTCACCTTTATACCATATATTTTTTATTTGATTTTTTTCAGTTAGCTCTTCAACATCCTTTACACAATTTATATGATCCGGCAAATCAATATAATCATTAGATTGTAAACAAACAAAAGGATTTCCCTTAAAAGAAAATTGATTTGTAAAATCTTGCATGTGCTCACAAGATGTACAAATAATTAAATGTCTTCTTCTGAGTTCTTTTCTTTCAAAATAATCATCATGTTGAATTACTTTATATTTTGGATTAAATATATTTTTATATTGAGCCATTACTTTTTGACATGCTTCATCTGGGTCATATAAATCAATTTGTGTTATTCTTCCTTTGGTGAAACTGTCAACTAATTCTATCAGGGGCCAGCCGAACCAAGAACCAACAATTTCTATTAAAAGGGGATAATCCCAATCCGGATGACCATGAGGAAATCTAATACTTTCAGAAGAATCTTTTGTATATTTTTTAATATTATCAGGAGAAGTTATTTTTAAATCATTTAAAATATCACACATCCATTTTTTGGATTCATATTGATCATCAGATATAGAATCATCAAAACTTTTTTCATATTCAGAATAATTATTTTTTATAAATCTTTGAACTTTATAATATGGAGAATTTCTAAAACTTTCTACCATCTGCCTATAACCATAAATCTCTTATAATTACCAAAATCTTTTTCCCCTTGATACATGATATCTGTAATTTGATTTTTTTCTGCTAATTCGGAAGAGCTCTCAACACAATTTTCATGTTCTAGTAAATCAATATAATCGTTGCTTTGTAAAACAAAAATCGGTTTAGGAGTTTCTTTATAATATTCTCTCATTTCACCAATATCAGGCATATGTTCACATGAAGTACATATTATCATATGTCGAATTCTTTTATCATTTCTTTCAAAATAGTCACCAAATTGATTTAAATTATAAGAAGGTTTAAAATGATACTTATATTTTTGAACTACTTCCTGACAAACTTCATCTGGGTCATATAAATCAATTTGTTCAATTTTTTCAACAACTCCTTCTAACATTTCTATCAAAGGCCAACCAAACCAAGATCCAATTATTTCTATTTTAAAAGGATCTTTGCCTCCGAAGTGTTCAGGTCTTAAAATCTGGCACATCCATTTTTTAGATTCATATTGTCCATCTGTAATAGAATCTAAAAGATCTGAAGCATATTCTGGATAAGATTCATCTAAAAATCTTTTAACTTTCATATATGGAGACCATTCCATAGTATTATTATAATTTACTTCATCTTTTTCAAATTGTCCCGAAGTTCTTTCCCATTCACCTTTAGTTCTTTCCCATTCAATCGCATTCCGGCGTTTTTCGGTTGCACGTCTTGCATCTTCCTTGTCCCATTGTCCTGAAGTTTTTTCCCATAAACCTACACAACGTTGCCATTCAATATTAGCGGCGCGTCTATCTCTTTGGAGAATTTTTAAATCAATTTCCGCTTTTTTAAAATCTTTTATGAACATCCTACCACTATTGAATATTTAACTTTTTGAAAATCATATTCTTCTTCAAATAAAACATCATTCAAATTATTCTGCTCTATTAATTGTTGGGTTGACATCACAGGATTGCATGAATATAAACGTTGTCTATTATTCCCGGCTAAAATGAATTTTCCCTTATGTACTTTACCGATAGGATATGTATCTTCACAAAATTTGTGAATAATGGGCCCCTTAAATTTTATATCATCGAATATAACATCTGTGCAATAAATGTTATTACTTATGAGTTCACAATCTTCACATACATAAGGATCTGAATCATAATATGATATATTATAACCTAATTTTTCTATTTTATCAACATGATAATTCATATACCAAGAACAGACGATATTCAAATCATCTTCATCAAAAAATTGAGTAATTAAAGAATGAATCTTATCATTTAAAACAATATTATATCGATTATTGGCTGAACCTAAATTATGTCGTCTATTTTCCAGTGTACTATACCACAAAGTATCGTATGCATTTTCCGTTCCATATTTTGAAATAGAAGCAGCGAACTTTTCAAATTCTATCATAACTGCTCCACATGTCAAGAGCCCAACCTTTTGCTTCATGCAACTCTACATGAGTTTCATTAGGTTTTGCCCATTTTTTATGAGAAGTATTAAAAAGACATATCTTATAATCAGATCTATATTCTGTTGGGTTTAAATCATCTGAATATTTACAACCTATATTATAATTATAAACATTTCCTGGTAACCAAAAATCTAAATTATTTTTTCTATGTTCCTGATAAAACAAATATTTGTCATATGAGGGATATGTAAAGAAAGCCTTTTCCTTATTTCTGACTAACCTCTCATACATATCAAATCCAACATCGTCTTGCCAGGAAACAAAAGAAGAGTTAATCGGAGTCGTCATATATCCATAATTAATTTTTGCTGCTTCATTGTTTCTCCAATAATTCCAAATATAAGTTACCTTATTCTTTTTTCTGTCTACTAGATCGGTTATATTATTTTGAATTAAGATATCTAAATCAAACCAAGCCTTAGGTCCAGAGACATGTTTATATCTATCGAAATAACACATCTTTTCGGATGTAAATATTTGTGTCCTTGGAAATTCGGAAAAATCATCTGGTATACTTTCTATTTTTATATCTGGATCTATACCAGTTGAATTATCAGTAAGACATGTAAAATTAAAAGGATTATTATAATGTTTTTTAAGACTCTTGAAAAGCCTATTAACATATAATCTATTATACTTGGTTCCCCATTTCAAACAATAAAAATTTGTCATTTCCATTGATCTCTAAAAGCATCAAAACCTGATCCACACTTCTCAGCACATACTGTAGATTTACCATCTGCACAAGAAGATATATTCCAACTTTTTTGTAATTTTTTAAAGAATCCACCTTCAATAATATTTCGGAGAGGTGTATGAAGTGCATTAATATCTTTTAAATCATCGAAATATGACCATATCTGATTTTCACCTATTTCTTGATAAGCTTTATAAAATCTACCTGCTGTCCAACAACAGGGAGTTACTAAACCTTCAGCACTTATATATATTTCATTATTATCTAATGACTTACATGTGATTTTTGTTTGATCTAAATACTTTTGAAAGGAACCATGACTCTTAATCAATTTATCATAGCCGTTAACGCTCTTATTCTGATTTTCTGGATTAGTTGGTGGCTTAATCTCATTCCCCTTAGTGGTTATCTTTTTATCAACTTTCTTACCTTTATAGCTTTGTACCCACCTACCAGTTTTTTTTCTTACAAATTCGAGTCCGAATAATTTAGCCATTCTTTCCGCTTCTTCGACTTGATGTTCATTATGTTCAAAAATTAAATATACCCAAATACCCTTGCCGCCGGCTTGAGTAAATACATCCATGGCATGTTCTACCTTTTTCCAATTTACATTAACTCGATATAAATGATTTG